CTTTTGAGACTTCCAATAAAAATTCTGTGGAGCCAAAAAAACTCATGTAATAACCCACTCCCCGGCAATAATCGAATAAATCAAATGGGCCGTATCATATCGTAGCAATAGTGTACTGGATGAGCCGCCATTAACCGAACCCGATACCGTCACCACCGCATTACGACGACTAATAATAACCTCTTCACCGTCTGCGGGAGCGCTATTAAGCGTAACTGTTGCGGCTGCTGTATTATTGCATACGACTAATTGGCTACCAGTAGTCGTTAAAGCGGTGGCACCTGCCGCCAATTCAACTTGTGGGAACGGATCACCCAAATCCCCTATGAATCTCGATATATTTTCAATGTCTGGTAAATAAGGAGGTTCGTGCTGAAAACCCATCAACGGAAAATCAGCTTGCTGCTCAAATAATCGGTTAATAATTTCGCCGCCTTCTTCGCTAATGTCTTGGTAACCAGTAGCGCTATTAAGATCCCCAAAATCACCTTGATCAATAAGATCATTCCCGCCTCCCGTTCTTTTCCAGATATCATGCAGAAACCTTACAAGATACTCAAAAAAAGCCCTTGTCTCTGGGTTTTTCAGTAGCTCCCGTGGTATAGGGTGTAGGAACGGGTCAACCTTAGCCATTACCAGCCCCCGGGTCGTAAATCAATGGCTGCACTATGAACTGATATAAAAACTGGATCACTCACACGAAATCGAACCATAATTTCGTAAGCGCTCGCCATATTGAACCATTCAACCTTGATACGCCCTTCGCCCATACGACCAATATTAACCCAATGCTCGTTAGTCCAGCTCTTACCACCATCATAACTAGCTTCGAACATAACTTGAGGGTCAACACCCTGGCCTGATATCAAGCCCACACCGACTTCCATGATTAACTGAAAGCGATTCATCATAATGCGTTGGCCGGTCGGATCAACGATAGGAGCGCTCACCCGCTCCCGAATCATTGGTAAATCGTTACTGGTGTACGTGTCCAGGTCTAGCTCCCTGACATCGCCGCCGCTTTCGATCAAGTGTTTACCGTAGCAAAAAGCGTAACTTGTACCGATATAATTCGATTGATCAGCGCCGGTTGATAATTGGAACCAAGCGTTTCCAGGTTCGCTATAAACCCATGTTTCACCTTGCGTTGGGAAGTTGAGCACGTAGAAATACTGTCCCTCAAAAGCTAACGTGTAGCCTCTGGCGTCACTGCTTGTTGCAAAGCCCTCAAAGCTATTCGCCACGGCGTTGGGGGTGATCCGCTCCGCTTGGTAAGCGCTCACGCGATAAACCGATTTATCAAAACCAAAGAAATACATAAAATCAGGGCTAGCAGCTACGGAATACACTGCACCTATGGCAATGTTCATCGTACCGCCTTGAATGCGGTCGAACGGTGGGTTGCCTGTGCCGCTGTTGTACCATGTCTCTGTATTGTTTCTGTCGCCAAACAAGTATAAGCGCTCATTAAACGCGAACACTCTTACAGTGTCGTCTGGAGCACTCTCAGCGCTTGCCACGTTCAGGGAATTAATACTATCAGGGTCGCCAACGTCTGAAACCTGGAACTGCCCTCCGGTAGAATCATTAATCATCTGCTGATTAAGATATGCAACCGAGTTCCCAGGTCTTAAATCAGGGTCGGTTATTTGTGCCAATACTGATCCGTTATAAATATAATCAAGCGCACCCGTTGCGATCCGCATGGAGTTCCCATCGTCTGCGAATATGCAAGGATTAGAGCCCGCAATCGTCCCTATAACAGCTCTTACGCCATTGGAATCAATCTTATAAAGCGTTGTGTCAGTAACCTTATAGAGTTCATTTTTAAATACATGAAGGCCGCGCCCAACTCCCCCGTTACCAGTTGTTAGCGCCTTATCCCCTGGCCATGCTGTTAGCGCCTTGTCACTCCTGCCGCTTGGCGTGAATTCGGGAATCAAGTTCATAGTAACCTGGGACGATAACGAGCGGCTTCTATGCTGATATGATTGCCCTACAACATCGACCGGAACCGTTTTAAAGGTCATACAACAACCCCGTCATAGGCAATTGTTGGCGCTGGGCCATAGCGACCTAGTGAATCGGCATTATTTGCCCCGCGAACCGCCCCTATAAACTTATTATAATAATACTCAGCCATGTCTGGCATAACAGCCCATTGGTGCAACGCCCACAATGCGCCGAATAAATACACGTTGGGAAAATTGGTCAAAATATCATTAGTTGTTGCGGCATCACTTAAACCGGTAAGCTTACCAAAATATTTAATCTCAACGTTATAAATGGCATCACAAGGCCGGTCAAATTCTATCTGGCTAGTAACAGAAAACGATGAAGGCGTACCGCTTGCGCTATCTTTAACAAGCACCTCTGGCGGCAAATAGGTTAATTCATATTGTTGTGCGTCTGTTGTTTTATCATCAATCAAAATTGAGCGCATAGACTGATAACCGCTTGGCAATGCCAGTACACCGCTATCAATAACAGTATCTTGATTACTGGTTTGCTCAATATCGCGGATATGCAAAGGCTCTACGGAATTAGCATAAAATTCTTGCTCGGCTTGCTGAATGAAATCAGCTAAGCGGTCGGGTGTTAAATCATTCCGATGTGATTGGTCGATAATCTTAGCTTTCAAATTATCAAAGTTATTTAAAGCCATTTAACACCTCTTAAAAAGAAACCAGCGCCTATTCAGCGCTGGGTTTTTCTACTTTCGGGAATGCCTTTTTCACTGTTTTCGCTTTTGGCTTTTGTACAGGCTCCATCCATGAGCCTAGTTCAGCTTTGGAGCCTATCGGAAATTGGTCACCCTCTTTCCGGATAAGCCCCGCATAAAAGCCAAGGCGCTTAGCTTTAACTAACATTAGCTAATGCTATAGCCAGTAGCATAATCGTTTGTAGCATCGATCATGCTTTGTGGCTGCAAGTAAGCGCTAACTGTAACGCTTGGTGAAGTACCCGCAAGCGTATAACGTACACCAATGTAACGCTCGCTCTCACTCAAGTCAGTAGGCGGTATGGGTATGATAACCTTATAACCAACCACCAACAAGTCGGCATCCTGCGCCGGTGCTGTAGGCGTACCAGACTCATAAACCCGACGACCGATTAACTGGCGTCCGGTAGTTTGAGCAGCATCAGAAGCATACTCCACTTCAAAAGTGTAGTCTTCATCGCCTGTAGTCTGGTCGGCTGCTACGTCGATAGTCACAACTACCGCCATAGGCTCACCGTTACCAATGGAACGATCAACGCTAAGGTCAATCACGTTAGTACCCACCGCCGTAGCAGTAAGCGCTTGCCCGTCTGAAAACTCTAATTGTCCGTCAAGAATCATGATTTAATCCCCCTTAAGATACGGCTGCTTCAGTTTCTGTTAACTGGTCAACCAGTCGAACAGGAATACCAAGGAAACGCATTTGCTGAATTTCACGCCCGAACTGATCAAGCGCCGCCTCGATAGTTACCGCTGAATTTGATTTCTCAAGAGCGATAATCTTAAGGTGTGATGCCACTGTCCTGTTAACGTAAAACGCTAGATTTACGCCAGCTGTGGAAGGCAGGCGGTCAATAGCGCGGCTCATCAGTTTAATGATGCTAGTAGAAGCGGAAAGCGCCTGCGTACCAGTCAAGCCGATAAGATCGCTAATATCAACGTTCGGAATACGAACAGCATACCGCCAGTCTTTTACAACAAGGCCGTTACACCATTTGTAGCTGTCAATGTAAGCTTCAAAGCGATCATTGCTAGAATCAAACGCCCAATCTAGGCCGTGGTCTTTGTGCATAACACCAGCTGTAGAGCCTTTAGGGAACACACCAAAGCAAGATTTCGCACCCCAACCCACTAACCAGATCGAACTATTATCTGAGCCTGAACCGCCAGCGCTTAAAATGTTTTGGCCGTTGGTGGCAGACAAATCATTATAGCGATTAGCAAAGCCCACAAACTCCTCTGGGTTAGCAGAAGAACCATAGAACAGAGTTTGTGCCATTTGCTGGCTCATGGATTCTAGGAATGCAACCGATTCAGAAAGCCTGAAGCCATTCACATCCGCTTCCAAGTTAGCAACGCTCGCGTCCACTTCTGAAAGTGCCGTGAGTTCAGCACATTGCTCGGTAATTTGTGCGGTGGTTGATTTTGATTTTGGAATACCTTGGTTCATCAACCTGTAGTAAGTGGTCGGCAAACCTGTTCTGATAGTGGTTTGCTCCCCAGTGGGTAGATTACCTTCTTTGAAAAGCATATCTTCCAGAACCATGTTTGATTCAGAAAGAGTCTCGATGATGGCAGACGTTTTACCATCTGGATCGCGCCGTTTGGCCCAATCGTTCAACGTCAATAGATTACCTGCTAAAGTAGCCATTATTTACTCCCGTAAAACAACTCAACGATAGATTTCTGTTTTTTCTGACCTGGTGAATTTCTAGAAACTACTTTCTTAGCCGGTTTCTTTTTGGGTTTTAATGATGCTTGCACCTTATTTTTGCCTGCATCAATCAACGCCCTAATCACGCGATGATCAGAGATTTGGGATAGCGTTTCATTTGTATGGCCGATACTTTCAGCGTACTTCATAGCCGCATCAAGATCAGCTTTCTGCTGGGCTGCTCCAGTTTTCGGATCATGCCAAGCTGTCATACTTTGAAATAGAACCTTCCCCTCTTGCGCTTGTAAATCAGCTTGAGCCTCACTTCGTTTAGCTTTTGCTTCTTTAACTTTTTTGCGCTGATCCTTTATTTGCTTCTGGCGTAACAAGTATTCGCTCGTGTCGCCATCTTCCAATAACTGATCAAGTTCGGATTCATCGCTATCGATCGAAGACTCAAATCCTGCTATAACATCGTTAAGCTCATCAATTAAAGTATCAACTTGCTTACGTTTCTCAGCTAAAGCCTGCGTCTTCTTCGTATAGTCGGATTGTCTTAATTGCCCGCTTTCCAATTCTGCGATTCGTTCGGCGGTGTACTCTTTACCGTCTACGATAAAGGTATCGCCCTCCTCTTCGCTTTCCTCTTCTGCTTCGTCCAACTCTTCGCCAATATCCTCGGCGGCTTCATCTTCGTCGGTTACTTCGGGTTGCTCATTTTCGAGTTCTTCAGCATTCGGCTCTAGGTTTTCTTGGCTAGGTTCTAAAAGATTATCTAGCATCTTTCTCTCTCATTTCGAGTTCATTTTCAGCAAATTTTCCATCTGAAATTATTTGCTCTAACTTATCAGAGAGCTTGTTAAAAGCCTGCAATTCTCGTACAAGCTCCACTAATGATTCATTATTATTCAAAATCTCTTGACTTTCAAGCTTTTCGATAATATCGCCCTTAATTGTTAACTTTGCGACTGCCCACGAATGGCTTTTTAAGATCGTTTCAGCTTCATTGCCGCAAAGAACGGCGGATTCTAATTGTTGATCGCTCATATACTCACACTCGGTTTAATGTTGGTTTTGGTGTCTGCACTGTAATCTGTTAAGGCTTCGCTCGGTTGCTCATGAACACCTGCCGAATCAATAGTAGCACCTGCCGAATTGTCTGTGAAAGCTGTCGAAGTGATACCGCGTACTGAGATAACCCCACCTATGTTCGTGTTATCAATCGTACATTTCCCACTTGTAAAATCTGCTGTTGTATTACAGCCTGCCGTTGAGCCTGATAACGTCAACCCGCCATCGAAATCACGAATTGATACTTGAGAGTTAGCAGCAAAGTTAATTTGCGGAGCCGCTGTGCCTGCTAACCCTGAAATACAACGAGAAAAAATAACATCGGCATTTGCAGCCACGGATAATTGTTCGTTGAATGTACACAGCGTGAACGTGCCTTCAAGATTAGTGATGCCGTCTAATAAATTAACAGTGTCACACGCCCTTGCCCCTGTGCCGCTTCCGATTATATTCATTTCTTTAAAAGTAGATCCTGCTACGGAATAAGTAGAAGTGTTCAATACATCGTTAATCCCACCACCCTTAAAAATATAACCCTCCGCCTCATCGTCGAGCGTTAAGCTACCTTTAAAATGAATCTCACGAAACCCATAGAAATCAGCCAACACTTTGGCATTAGACCAGCTATTGACGGGGTTGGCTTCTGTACCGTAAGGGTAAACGCTCGCATTCGCACCATTAGCCGCATCAACATAAATGGTATGGTCATACTCAATCAGCTGTTGCGCCCTTGTCACTGTTACAAACTGAACGTCACCGTTTGTATTATCCAAAATAACCCCATCGGATGATGTTACAAACGCCTCAACTGTTGCTGATGAATCGCCAATGTTATCACGGATTAGCCTTACATTAGTTTTTAAGAATAAAAACGTGCCTGTCGCTAGTGAAGCGAACTCAACTCGGCCCCCACCATTTGATAGATACTTCATGCCATCATTTGTGGCAATCGCATCTTCACACTCATCAAGAATCTGCTGAGCAGTCACCGTGCCGTTACCAATACGTATATTCAGCCGGCTGCCATCGGGGTTCGGCACAACAGAAAGCAAAGCGGAAGTTGAGCCAGTGTACATTGCAGCACCGCTTGGCTGTGTCAGTTGTGTTAACACACCGCTAAAGCTTTTTAAATTACCATCGGCTGTAAAAGTATTAACACTGGCTATATAACCCGCTCGATCAATTACAAGTTTCCAATTACCGGTTGATCCTAGTGGGGCCGTATAATTGTACGTTCCCGTAATATTGGTCTGGTAATCGACTTGTGTCCCAGTGTTATCTTCCAGATAAATGTTGGCGCTAGTCAGCCCTGTAACTTCTATTGTAGTTGAAAACTCTGTGCCACCGCTATCCGTCACGCTACCTACAATAGTAGCGCCATTCGCTAGCGTGAACGTGCCGGTAGTTGTGATGTTGCCTGTAAATGTACTGGCCTTAATTGTGATTGTCGATCCATCAAAAGCAAAAGCACTACCAGCCGTTGCGTCAATTGTTACGTTGTAGCCCCCCGCATCAATAGTGTCGCCGGATAGACTAACAAGAAAAGCAGTCTCCGTTGTGATGTTTCCTTCCAGCCAACTTACAGCACGATCATACAATTTTTCGGGAGTCTCTAATGTACTGTAAGCATCAACCGTAGCTTTTGTTGCTTCTGTAATTGTTGAGTCTGCCAGCATCACAATCGCAGATTCAAAAGTATCTTCTGCACTAATGCTGGTAGTTGTAAATAGTTTTCCATAGCTAACAGAACGTAACGAATAAGGTGCGTACTGAGTACCGTCTGAAAGGTTTAAATTCCCAGCAACAGTTGCAATGTCAGTGTGACGTACGAAAACTTCTGGATACTCGCCGCTTGTTACTGACTGCTCTTCAATAAAAGCTAGTGTCGTATCGTATAGACGGTTTTTAATGTTGTCTGTAATCGTAGAACCCGCTGCATCAACGAAAGTGGGCCGCACTAAATTACCGTATCGGTAGGTGTGCGTCCCCGACGCCGGTGCTGCATCAGAGTTTATGAAGGTTGGTGCTGCATCAACCTCTGATTTTTTAGCAATCACCTCCATGATATTATTGCCTGAATGACTACCTGATCCAGCGCTTCTGATAACTTTATTTTGAATATCAACAATACGAGGGAAAACTAATCTACCTGAAGGGCCACCACCAAGGGAAGAAAGAAATACATAACCAGCTTGATCGCAATTAAACGCAGAAATCTCAACTCTTGCTACCGCGCCTCGTGGGTTTGAAAAGCCTGTGGTGGATGCACTTTCGGAAGCAGAGCAATTTACAAGCATTGAGCGATCCCCGTCAATTCTCGAACCAAAGTTCCCAAACGCAGATAGATTTACAAGTCGCACTTGCACTTCACGACTATTTGCAGCACTTTCGTACGCTCTCCAAAATGGCGAACCGGAAGCACAATAAATATCACCTCCATAAATATCTAACATCCCCATATCATCTACGGTGCTTAAAGAGATACCTCCCGCACTTGTCCTTATCTCGTTGATGCTGCATGAGAGTTTTGTATAACCATCTTGATTTGAAACGTAACCATAATATCCAAGGATTAAGCCCCCACCTCTGCCTATCTTTACGGTATTTGCATTCCATTCGATGTGGAAATTCTTAAAATGGATATATGCACCGTCTTCTGTTTGTATTGCAGCAATTTTTAGATGAATACCATTCGTAAGCGTTAAATCTGCATCACCCGCAATTAAGTCGGCAGCATCATAACTAATAACACACGTATCGCCGCTCGCCGGTAGGATATCTGTTGCACGACTATCTGAGCTTGTATCAATAAATGGGTTTGTATCCCAAGCATGTGAAACTGTAATATCTTGCCCAGAAACGCTTGTGATCTCTCTGTGCTGTAATCTTGCGTTACCGCTGTTAACGATAATAATCCGCCCAACATCCCCAGCAGCTGGTGTAAATCCTGCAACGGTGAACGTGGTTGCACCTGAGCTGGGAGCGCCGTTAAATGTTCCTGACTTATACGCGGTATTATAGATAGTCATGCCTTACACCTTACCTATTGTTGTTGATTTACCTGTAAGCTTTCCAGCCGTATAACTTAGCGTTGTTGTAACTGTCCACGTTTGACCGAGATAATCGAATGTATGAGTGATCGTTTCCAGTTGGTCACTCACATCATAAGCCAGTGTTTTAGAGTTGTTGGTTATTTCTGGCGTATCAACAAACGTCACACCTGTTAATAATTCACCAGTATATGTCATAGTTGAATCGGACGCATCAGCAACAAGTATAACCAACCTGTCCGATTGGGAAACCGAAAGAGGTGAGCCACCCCCACCAACTGAAGTGATAGATCGACTACCGAGTAACGCCCATCGGCCCCAACTACCATCGGGGTTTTCAAACCTAATCCTCTGCCCTTTTACTTCGTGCGCTGGGGTATCACCCTTAGCTCCATCTTGCCCATCCTTGCCATCTCGCCCATCCTTGCCATTTATACCGTCCTTTCCATTTATACCGTCCTTTCCATTAACACCATCTTTTCCATTTTCACCATCTTTGCCATTTTCACCATCTTTACCTGGCAAACCATCTTTACCCGGTAACCCATTTTTACCTGGCGGGCCTTGTGGCCCAGGCTCCCCTTTAATTGTTGCAATATTACCTAACGCATCAGTTAAAGATTTAAAAACCTTAACTTCCTTATCAACAACACTCTTTTGACTGCTTTGAGCAATGAGTAATTGCCGCTGTTCTTTACTCAAACCCATCAGATAGCCCTCTGAATCTCTTCGTCGGTTAACTCTGGAAACTCTTTCCTGGCTTGCTGTATCGCTAAAGCCCTGCGTTGCATTTCATCAAGTACTGGCGTTTCAGGCTGCACTTTCTCTTTAGCCGCCAGCTCGTTGTATTTGAATTCAAGATCCGCAAGCTTCTGTGCGTTCTCAGCTTTCAGTTCTTCGTTAAACTGGCGCTGATCTTCTGCAAGCTTAGCTATCTCAGTTTCTTGTTTGGCTTCCGCTTCTATAAGTTTAGCTTGCGCTCTGGTTGCCTCAGCTTCTGCCAACGGGTTAGCAGCGGCTTGTAACGCCTGTTGCATTTGCATGTTTTGCATTTGCAATTGCTCAACCTGATATTGTAATAAATCTTCTGGAATCTCTGGGTTGTTAAAATACTCATCAACATTTAGCAAGTTCATGGCGTGAATCATTTTTCGTGCGATATTATAAACCTTCACTTGATCCGATAGCGGGGAACCTTGAGCTGCTAGCTGTTGATGCAACATAAACAGCGCTTGCATGTTACCCAATGTAGTTTCTTCATCACCTGAACCTAGGCCGACTTCAGGTACAACAGATTGATCATGAAGCCATAGCGCTGGATTAACGGTTAACGGCTTACCCAGCACCTCGATTTCTGTTTCACTATCCTGAAAGTGCGTGACAGTCCACAGCATCCCTTCAAATAATTTACGGAATCCGGTTTCAATGAAATTACGCTGAACCAACTCGACTTTGGCTTGCGCTGCGTCCCTTACACCTTCGAATCGTGTGGCCGTTTCCTTATGGAGCTTGTCGGAATCTAGCGACTGATTAGCCATCAGTGAACCGGTACGCTGCGCTCGCTTGCTCTCAACGTACTGCATGACCAACAAGGCTTTATCGCCGATGTACGGCGTAGGCAAAGGAGCAACATGGTTTAATGGGTTGTCGTCCCCTTTAGTGCGAACAACACCCCCTATGCGGTTTGAGAGTAGGTCGTCCATGTTGACATTGCGATTAGCAGCCATTCGAGCGCTGTTGACCTGATACATGTTCATCATGGTTTGGCGTAATAAAGCTGTTTGCTGGTCTTGGATTTCCATAACCGGATCAGCACGACTTAAACCGATAAGCTGTCCGGGCAATGGTATTGCACTCAAAACAGCGTATGGTACATGATCGAACGGCTCCACTTCCAGAACATCACGACCAACACGAAGTATTTTAAGTCGTTCTGCTACGCCATCGGCATCCATATCGGCGCGTAGGTGACGGGTTTCAAGCTTAACAAGTTGCCCTGTCCAGTCGTAGTTGTTCCCGTCAGAGTTACCACCTTGCTCGACCAATCTAGCATCACGCTGATAGTTATCCGAACCCGACACAATAGCAAGATCACGTACAAGCTCTTCACTGTATCCCATAGCGATCAAATCAGACTTGGTAACGTAGTCATCATGACCAACTAACTCGGCATCATCTTCACACGTTGCGCCTTTGCTTATAATAAAGCGCTCTGGGTCAA